GATGCGCAGGGGTGACCGCGTGGTCGTGCGCCGCTTCCACGCGCCACGCCGCCCGCGCAAGGACGAGGCGGTCGAGGAACGGCAGGGCGTTGTCGTGAAGGCGCACGGACGCACCGTTGTCGTGGACTTTGGCGGTCAGAGCGAAGAAGTAAGGCGCGACCGGGTGCGGGTGGTGGAGGTGGCGTGAGCGTGTTTACCGCAGGGCTACTTGCGCTGTTCTGGATTGTCTTGCTGGTGTGCTGGGCGGTTGTCATCCCGTTTATGGCGTGGCGGTATTACCAAGCGTGCAAAGAGACGGACCGAATCCATGCTATGATTTCAGGCAAGTGGAGACCGCGTGACTGACGACGACCTGTCCTCGCACCTGTCCGCGTGGCGCGATTGGTGCCGCCGCCCCGACCTCGGGCTCGGCTACCCCACGACCGCAGCTGGAATCCGCTACCGCAACGGCGAGGACTTCGACGCAATGGTCGACTGGCTGGACGATCGCATCGCGCTGGCTGTAGACGCAGCGGTGGACGACTTGCCGGTCAACGAGCGCATATCGGTGCGCTGCACGGTGCTGGACGGGCCGCGCGCCTGGCGCTTCCGGGAGCCGCTGGAAGTGGTGTACGGTCGGGCGCGGGAGATGTTGAAGGTCAGCCTTAACGCGAGGGGGATTGAGTGATTTACGTCTTGTTTGTAATGGTGTCGATGAACGGGAAGGCTCTTGCGGTCCATTCGCAGGAATTCAGCAGCAAGGAGCGATGCGAGCAAGCAGTCGTCGCGCTCGACAAACAGTGGTCCATAGACAAGGCGCTTTCTGGGCGGAAAGCGTACGGAGTTTGCGTGCCCAGATAAGCGGCGACTTTTCGCGCTGGCCTCACGGGCTTAGGTGCGCGACAATTTGCGCGGGCCAGTGTCTTTAGCGGGTACTGGTTGCCAGGTCTCCTCCTCCCTGACTCCCTGACCGGAGTTTTAGCCGCCCGCAATGGGCGGTTTTTCTTTGTGCGGCGCAATGCTGCAATCCGAACAACCCTTTGCGGCTCGGACATTTAGGTTGAATCTATGGGTGCGCCCGTCGGGAATCAGAACGCGGCAAAGGCGAAAGTCTGGACCGCCGCGATTGAGCGTGCGCTAGAGCGCCGCAGCCGTGTCGAACAGCGCGAAGCCCTAGATGCAATCGCCGACAAGTTGCTTGAACTGGCGTCTGATGGTGACCTCGCCGCGCTGAAAGAACTCGGCGACAGGCTGGAAGGTAAGCCCGCGCAGTCTGTTGGCCTGTCCACCCCGGATGGGCCGCTTCGCATTGGGCGCATCGAGCGCGTAATCGTTGACCCGCGCGCTGCGGATTGAGACGGCTCGCGCGTTTGTACCGCTGCTGGAGCCTGCGCGGTATAAGGGCGCGTGGGGCGGTCGGGGCTCGGGCAAGAGCCACTTCTTTGCCGAGAAGCTGATCGACGACTGTCAGGCCGAGCCGGGCGAGTCGGGCGAGGGCATGCGGGCGGTTTGCATTCGTGAGGTGCAGAAGGATCTAGCGCAGTCGTCCAAGCTACTGATTGAGACAAAGCTCTCGGCGCTTGGGTTGAACGAGGCTGACGGCTTTAAGGTGTTCCGCGACGTGATTCAGACGCCTGGCGACGGTCTGATGATCTTCAAGGGCATGAACGACTACACCGCCGACTCGATCAAGTCGCTGGAAGGCTTCAAGCGGTCGTGGTGGGAGGAAGCGCAGGCCGCGACTTTGCACTCGCTGTCGCTGCTACGCCCCACGTTGCGGGCTCCCGGCTCTGAGTTGTGGTTTTCGTGGAACCCGAGGCGCAAGACTGACCCGGTGGACGTGATGTTGCGTGGCCCCGAGCGGCCGACGGGCGCGGTAGTCGTTAAGGCTAACTGGCGCGACAACCCGTGGTTTACCGCAGAACTGGAGCAGGAGCGCCAAGACTGTGTGCGGATGAGCCCGGAGCAGTACGACCACATATGGGAAGGCGGTTACGTCTCCGTGGTCGAGGGTGCCTACTACGCCAAGTCGCTGATCGAAGCGCGCCAGCAGGGGCGGCTTGGCAGGGTGGCCGCCGACCCGCTGATGACGCTGCGGGCGTTCGTGGACATCGGCGGCACGGGTGCCAAGGCCGACGCGTTCGCCATGTGGATCGCGCAGTTCGTCGGCCGCGAGATTCGGGTGCTGGACTACTACGAAGCGGTGGGCCAGCCGCTAGCCGCGCATCTGGAGTGGATGCGTAGCAAGGGCTACAGCGAGAAGCGGTGTCAGTTTTGGCTACCGCACGACGGCGACACGCACGACCGCGTACATAACGTGTCGTATGCCTCTGCGCTGCGTGAAGCGCAGTACACGGTGAACGTGGTGCCGAACCAGGGCAAGGGCGCGGCCAAGCAGCGTATCGAGGCGGGCCGGCGGCTGTTTCCGATGTGCTGGTTCAACGAGGCCACGACGCAGCCCGGTATCGACGCGTTGGGCTGGTATCACGAGAAGAAGGACGAGGCGCGCAATGTCGGCCTCGGCCCCGAACACGATTGGGCGTCGCACGGCAGCGATGCCTTCGGGCTGATGTGCGTGACGTACACAGAGCCGAAGGCCAAGCGCGCGCTGCCCCTACCGCAGACAGGTATCCGATGAGCGAACTGAAACCGCCTCCGTGGACGTGCGGCAAGCCCGCGACGCTCAAGCAAGAGATTCCGCCGCTGACTAAACAGCGCGAGCAGGAATTGCTTCGGTGGTTCTTTGGGCGCTTTGAACCGAGACAGCGATGAGCATGCAGGTGTTGAACCAACTGACGGAACTGCGGGCGCGGCTCGATGAGCAGCGGCAGCACAACGTCGAACTGCAAGAGCGTGTCGCCGACCTGTTGACCCGCGTTGCGCTGCTTGAGGCGCAGAGTCGCACTCGCAAGGAACTCAAGGTCGCGTAATGGCCCAGGACTATACCAAGCTGCTCAACGCCATTGACGCGGCGGAAGCCTCGTCCTATGGCAGCGACAGCGAGGGCGAACTGTCGGCGCAGCGGGCCGGCGCTATCGAGCGCTACCTTGGGCAGAACACTTATCCCGCGCCCGAGGGTACGTCGCAGGTCGTGTCGCGCGACGTGTTCGACACGATCAACTGGATCATGCCGTCGCTCACGCGGATCTTCACCACGAGTGAGGACATCTGCGTCTTTGAGCCGTCCGAGCCGGGCGACGAGCAAGCGGCGGACCAAGAGTCGGCTTACACGTCGTACACGATCCAGCGGCTGAATCCGTGGTTCCAGGTGTGCCATGACTGGTTCATGGACGCGCTGCTGACCAAGAACGCCTATTGCATGGTCTATTGGGACACCACGCAGCAGGTCGAAAAAGAGAAGTACGAGCGCCAGTCCCCCGAGAGCATTGCAAAGCTCATGGAGGACAAGACGCTTGAGCTTGTCGAGGCGGACGAGTATCCCGACCCCGACTACGTCGAGCCGCCGCCGCAGCAGGGCGTGGACCCGATGACGGGTCAGCCTGTGATGATGCCGCCGCCCCCGCCGCCGATGGTTTACGACGTGGTGGTTAAGAAGGTGCGGCAGGAGGGCTATCCCAAGCTCTGCGTGCTGCCGCCCGAGCGCGTCAAGGTGGGCCACCGCACGGCGTCGTTCCAGCTGCGCGACTGCGACTATTTTGAGTATTGGGAGATGCGTACCATCAGCACCTTGCGTGCGATGGGACTGGACATCCCCGACGACATCGCGGACGACGGCGGCGAGACGGACACCGAAGAGGACGAAGCGCGGGACCAGTTCGGCGAAGACGTAGCCGACAGCGAGGACATCTCGCAAGTCGATCCCTCGATGCGGCGCGTGAAGGCGCGCATGGTCTGGATTCGGCACGACACCGACGAAGACGGCATTGCCGAGCTTCAATACTGCATCATCGTCGGCCGCAATGTGCTGTACCGCGAGGAATGCGGGCGCATCCCGGTGTCGAGCATCGTCCCTGCGCCGCTGCCGCACCGGCACGTCGGTCTGAGCGTGGACGACATGATTTCCGACATCCAGGAAATCAAAACGATGATGCTGCGGCAGGGGATTAACAACCTCTACCTCGCGAACAACCCGCGCACCT